TCTTTTTGATTAGTAGTTGAGTTAAAGGATTCTATTTCTTTTTCACGTTGATCTTTGTTATCTTGAAGCTCTTTAAGTAATGCCTTCTTATTTTTATGAAGTTCAACTAAAGTCATATTGTATTTGTCTACTTCAGAAAGCATCTTATTTTTCTTAATACTAAGAGCTGATATCTCATCAATAATGCCTTGCTTCATCTTCTCGGATGAGGCTGTTTCCTCTGCTAAAACATCTTTGCGTTTAGTGAGGGCATTTAATTCATTTGTAACTTTGTGTAACCATCCGATCTTCGATTCATTGGCATTATTGGTCTTCATTAGTATCCTTTACTCCACGCCCATTAGTTCTTTACGGTGCTCATTGTCAACTGCCATGCGAGTACGCGATTAAATAATAAATTGTTCCTTATACTGATGTTTCTACTAGACGATAATAGCTTGGGTCTGAAACTATTACGCTGTATATGTGGTTGCTTTGTTTCCTTGGAATTAAAACTAACTTCTCTTCTTTGATGGTCTCCACACCCTGAATAGGCTGGATAAGGAGCCCCATTGAGAGGAAAAATATGGTTGTATTCATAAATTGGGTAATGCATAATATTTCTTGTACTATTATAACCTATTTGCTTATAATGGGTGTTGGAGGTTGTTATGAAAGTATATAAAGATCCAATATGGTATAGGGCTATTGCTTGGCCTTTCTTGAGAATATCTAAGCTATATGAAGCTACACGAGAAATTAAAGATTCTTTTTGGTTTTTAATTGCATTGTGCCATTGGATGCTATGGATAGGTGTTTTAATATTTATTGTTTTTGCATTCATATCTGAACCACTAGCTAAAATAGGTGGATATATCGCTGGATTAGGTTTTGTTATGATGATAATTAATAGTTTGATCCATTCATTTGGATGCCATTTCTTTAAAAGAAAAGACATTTCTAATTCTGATCCTGAATAGTTTGTAGTATTGTTTCTATATCAGGTGTTTTGATGGATTGGTTTTCAACTTTCTGTTTCTTAGGTTTTTTACCAAACACATCTTTCTTCGCTTTAGCTCTTATCTTATTTAATCTTCCGGATAGTTTACTCACCTGAGCATGAGGATTAGCTTTAACAAAGCTTTTATTATTTAGCATTCTATCTAATAATTTTTTATATTCATTACCAACTTGATATATAAAATCTCTTCTTTGTTCGGGGGTAGGCTTTATTTTATTACCATTTAATGTTAAATCTTTAATTCTTATATTAGGAACATGCCTTGCAGTTCCTGTTCTTTGTTGTAAATTCCACATATAAAGAATTGCGGGATCATCTGATATCTCTCCAGTTATTGCTGGATTAAAAAAGACATTAAATACCGTTCTATCTTCATCATCTATAAGGACTTGTTCTTGTCCTAACTGATCTAATCTTGGAGATAGCATTTTAGAGGCCCACGGAATTCTATCAGTTACTTGTCTTAGAATTTGTTTTGTTTCCCCCATAACAGTATCGTCATCAAAAATATCTCTAAGGTTTTTATCTGAATAAAACCTCATTTGCGCTATTAATGTTGGTATAAATGTTCTCGGAGCTTGAGCGACCGTTTCCGCAAAAGCCTTGCCTATACTAGGATTTCTTGCAAATCTTCTTACTCCTGTTAGTAACGGTGTCTGAGTTAAAGCATCAACTCCTTCAAATAACGACGTAAATGATCTTCCTAATACCTCAATGCTATTAGTTACAGGTTCTGTCTCGTTATTCCAACCATCATTCATGCTAGCACCCATTACTACTGGAAATGCAAATGGTTGAAACCAATCATAAGTAACCATTTTATCACCTGGACGAAACTTAGCCTCAGTCTTATCAAACCCACTGTATACTAATCTTTTAAAAGCTGTAGCATTTATGCTGTAGGGTTTTATACCAACAGATCTTTGGAGATCTCTGGCTATTCCGCTTTTAGGGCCTTCCAATGTAAGTATCCCATAATTATGAAGTAACGCCCCTGTCCCCACTAAACTTGTACTACCAACTAATGCCCTAGAAAAAGATTCAACAAATGCTTTTTGATTAAAATCTTTTCCTACCATTGGTTTAATAGCTTCAAATGCTGTCTTAGCAAAACCAGCGGGAGAATATGAGAAACCTCTATTTAATAGGTTAGCTGGTGTTCTTGGGTATTTTATTACTAAATCTCCGAACCCAAAAGGCTGTCCGACATTAAATACTTTTGATTTTAAATTACTTAATGATTTAGCTAATAAGCTATTATCTTGAAATGTTCTAAATAAACCAGCATAATGTGCTTGCTCTATCATTTCTGCAGTAGGCTTCTCAGCTCCATTTAACTTCATTAAGTTTTTAAGTTCATTTCTGTAAGCCATTTTATAAAAGGCTTTATCAGGAGCTCTTAAAGCAATTGATAAAGCTTTCTGCATTCCTTTTCCAAATTTACTTTGGAAGACTTCTCCTGCAGGTATATCAAACTTTGTTCCTAATTGATTTACATTCACTCCGGCTAATGCTTCTTTAGTCCCCTCTTTCAATCCTTGAACTAAACCTTTAAACTGTTCCGCTACTGATGGAAGAGCTTTTGTTCTTTTGCCTGTAAATTTACCTATAATCTTATCTATAGGCGTTGCAAGTACATCGGATATATTTTCGCCTATCGAAAAACCAGCATTACCTCCAAGGTTTCTAATGATTGTTTTAGGGTTTAATAGTTGGGCTATAGTTTGAGTCATTGCTGTTTTTTCTAGAAAAGCTTTTGTCCCCACCCTAGGAACTAATTCATTTATTGATTTAATTAACTTAGATGATGCAAATGCCTTTTCCCAACCTTCGGACATCTCAGTTATTGTTTCAGCTTGTGATCTTATATTCTTAAATTGTTGATCTGTGATATCTACAGCATTTTTAGGATTAAGTTTATTAAATTTATCAACATATCTTTGAGCATATATTTGAGCCCCTGATGGGGTCATTCTTCCATATATTGAAGCAGCTTGTATCGCTTGTCCCATTTGAGTAAGCTTTGGAGCTATATCATTTACTAATTCAGCTATTTCACTAGATGTATCTATTCCCTTTTTTTCAAGATATTCGTAATAATCCATTAATCGTAGTGAGGTAGCTGTATGTTCTGCAGAAGGTGTCTTTTCAGCTAATACATATCTATGAGCTTTGGTTGGATTCTCCGCGATTCTTAAATCTGCTTTAGCAACCGATTCTTCATTTGATATTTGTTTATAGTATTCATTGAGTTCAATTTGACTCTTCTTAGTTAAGTCTCCAATATCAGGTCTATTTTCATCTATATTTGAAAAGAATCGTCTTCTTAATAAATCTTCCCCTTCTCCTCCAAGTTTAGAAACAGTATCAATGGTTTTGTTTTTAATTGATTCTATAGGAATATTTAAAGTATCTTCACCTTTAGCTAAAATTCCCTCAACTTGTTGTCTAAGGTTTTGTATTTCCTTTCCTTCAATGTCAGCTGTTGCTTTAGCTAGATTACGAGCTTGCTTTCTTTTAAGTTTTATATTCTTAATCTTCTTTTTCATTCTAAGGCCTTCAGTAGCCTTAGAACCTGCAGCCCCGATTAACTTAGCAAACCCTGTTGGTATTAATAGTTCCCCAGCTATACCTGCTCCAGTTCCAATAACTCCATCACCTAAAGCTTCTTTAATTCTGTCAAAGGCAAATGGAGCTTTAACTAATTCTTCTTGGCTGAAATCCTTCTCTAAATCAACTCCATAGCCTAATCCTTTAAACTCACCACCAAAAGCTGGTTCAAGTAGGTTGGTTAAGACATCTTGTCCAGTTTTAATGCCTTGACCTGCCAATCTAGAGGTAACTGTTAATGCTGATAATGGATTTTGCTTTATTTGCTCCCCAATAGTCGTAGGTTCTTCTTGAGGTAATGCTGCACCTTCATCATGGACTCCCCCAAAAGAAGGGCTTACATCGAATTCTGGAGCCTCGTTTTCTTGTCTAGAACTTCCAAATAATATTTCATCAGTTCTATCTACAGATTTTGACTTCTTAGTTTTACCAAACAGAATTTCATCAGTTCTATCAGACACCTAAGTCCTCCAACAATGAATTAGATTCTTCTTTTTGTTCTTTAATAAATTCAATTCTCGCTCTAACGTCTAGTTTGAATTGTTTCTTGTTTTCTTTATCACTAGGATCTTTTAAGTTTTCAGCGTATTCATTTGATACTTGTTTAATTGCTGCATTCACGATAGAAGTTGATTCTTTTCTCGCTTCTCTTGCTTTTCTTGCTGCAATTTTAAGATTTCTACCTTCTTTTTTTAACTGTGGAATCTTATCTTTGAATCCTAACAATTCCAACTCTTCTTCAGGGTCTAGGCTTTTCGAACTTTGAGGAGCTTTTTTCTTTAAAGCTTTAACTTTTTTAGGATCTTTTCTGGCGTGACTTATAACTTCTAGAGGAGATGTATCTGCTTGCGGTGTATTAATACCACTTAACATAGCCCTAATTCCTGCGTGTTCCACATCTCTTGTTGTAGGCTCTCCAAATTGAGCTCTTTCTATGTCTGCAGCAACACCTAATGAAGCAGGTTCATTTTTATCAAGAAAACCAAAAGCTTGAGTAGCTTGTTTGTCTCTTCTTTGTTGTGGTCTTTTTCTAGCAGTTGCTCTAGCTGCCTTAGCTTCTTCATTTGCTATACCCTCAACATTACTTCTAGCCTCACCCTCTTGAACAGCTTCAAAGCTGGACATAGGCTCATCGTTTGTAACACCAATTAAACCTTGATCAAGTAAAGCTCTTTCCTCTTCACTGAATGATCCTCTAGATTCACCATTATCAAGAACGCTTTCTATGTCTTGAATTCTATCTAAACGATCAAAGTCCATTTCATCTGCAGCATTGTTCTTGATAAGAAAACTTACCTTTTGTTTTTCTCTATCAAGTATAGATCTAGTCACATTAATGCTACTTTGAAACTTTTGATCTTTACCAGCTTTAGCAAATTGAGCTAATTGACCTCCAATTTGAAATACTTGACTAGCTATATCAATTCCACTAGGACCTCTGCTAGCATTAGCTTGAGATATTGATGGGTTTGATCCTCTTGACGGTCTTCTAAATCCTTTTATTGCCATTAGTTCCCTCCTGCTGCTTGTCGTGCTAAACCACCACCCAAACTAGTTGCTGCCGGTATTAAAGATGCTCCACCCGTAAATGGTGCAGCTGCAAAGCCTAAGATAGATCCAAAGATGCTTCCAAAGAGACCACCTTTTTTCTTCTTCTCTTCAGCTCTTCTTTGGTTTTCACTCATTCTAAGCTGACCAGCAAAGTTTTCTCTATTTAAAATACGATCAAGTTCCGATTCTTTACTCAAGAAATCTATTTCTTGATTGACAGCATTTTGTTGAGTTAATTGTTGCTGTCTATTTACATTAGTCTGGGTAATAGCTCCGAACTGAGAATCGAACATTCCTAAACCAGCACTGAGACCACCGGTCTTAATCTTCTCCATGAAGTTTCTTTCACTGGTAGACATGTTCTCATCAAACTCTCTTAAGAGTAATCCTCTCCTTCTATTAAGGTCATCGGTTGCTCCAGCTGCAATATCTCCCCCAAAGTTTCTATCTACCCTCTTACCTGTGTCTCTATTAACTCTTGCAGATGAAGAACGAGTGTCTTCTCTTGCAATATCGCCTACAAGATTGAACTCCTTTTCAGCTTGAGGGCTTACATTCTTCCTTTGCATTGCTCTTAACGTAGCTTCCAACAAAGGATCATGTATGTCTAATTGTTCTCCTGGGTTCTTAGCCATTAATTATAAACCTCTTAATGTACTACCTAAGTTTATTCCACCTCCGATACTACCAAGCAGTCCACTTAGGAAATTATTACCACCACCGCGATTACTTTGAGAAACTAATATATTTAATTGTTCTCTCTGTAAGGCCCTATCAAGAGCTGATTGCTGACGAGAAAACTCTAATTGTTGCGCACCAAGACGAGCTGAGAAGTCTCTATTAGCTTTAGCAATGTCTTGAGCCGTTATACCTCTAAGCTGATTACTAAACAATCTCTCAGCGGACTCTAATCCTCTTAGCCTTGTGTTAGTAAGGAAGGATCTTTCATCTTCTGCCAACTGTTCTAAGTTACCGCCTATATCTCTAGATTCAGCTTCACCAATATCTTTAAGGTTTTCAATAAAAGCTCCACTAGATAGATTGCCTTGTGATCCTAACCTTCCGGCTACCGCACGTCTTGCTTTCTCAGCTTGTATTCTTGATCCTTCATCAAGCACACCTGCTCTTGATCTAAATCTACCTTCATTGAATACAGGGGCTCTAAGATCATTTTTAATTGCTGCAAGCAACCCTTTGTATGATGGGAGTTGAGTACCACCCCCACCTTTATGTCCACCTCCGCTACTGCTGCTACCTCGGTGCCCCCCACCTGAAGATGTCTGAGGGGCTGGCCCCCATAGAGGGACAGTGTAACCCTGTAACCCTGGAATATTAATTCCAGCCGTTTGTCCTGTGGTTGGATTCTTCCAACCAATTAGTTTTCTTCCTCCAGGACCTGGAAACTTCTCTACTTGATCTGGCTTAAAGCCCACTTAATGCCTCCTTATGAACAACCTTTGCTTTTTTTAAGTTAAATACAATTACTTGGTCAGCAAAGGCGTTATTGAAAAACTCACTAAGGAATATTTTCTTTGTGTTTGCAATGATTGCTATTTCATACTTTTTCTTAAAGAAATCCCAAAACTCTCCACTAGGATGCATTGGGTCTAACACCTTCTTTGCTAATCTAGATATTTCATATATTGAATTTCTCAAGCTTAATAATGAATCAAATGCATATTTTCTAACATCTTGAGATAGATCAAATGCTACAGGAAATAATTCCTTACCATCATTCCAACGCCAAGCATCGTCATCTAAAGATAAGTAAAGCTGATCCCCCGCAAACTTTCCCTGCCCATGATCGTAGGTACCATGAATAGGGCTTTCGAACTTATCGTAGGGAATGCCTGCCTCCAATTTCTCTTTAGCTTCCTGGGTAGTAAAATGATTTAAGATCAATTATCCTCCTCTTGTACATCTAAATATTTCGCTTGATATAGTAAGAGGCTTGCTATTCTTCTTACTGCCACTTTCATTTCCTCCAATGTTTTAACGCTTGCTAACATGTTATTAATGTCTCTTACAGTTAAGAATTTATGTTGATCGTATAGATCTTTGCTTTCTTTTCTTCTTTTATTTCTAAGTTCTTCTTTTGTTTTCTTCTTACTGTCATGGCTCTCAATTACGTTTTGTATTACAGTAGCATCAACATTATCAGGAAACTCAAACGTGGTTAAATTATCGCTAAGAGAAACCTTGAGTTTAGCTTTATGGTAAATACCATCTTCTAATGTACCGCGTAATTCAGGAAGGGCTTCTAATATTTCATCATGAAGTATGTTAGGTTTATGTTCTTTTTTAACAGTTATCTTCATAGTATTCTTTCTCTGTAGGCTATGAACTCTGATTGAGCTGCTGTGGCTATCAATGAAATGCTGCCACCACTTATATGGTGGGCAACAACTTTTACACGATCTCCAGCAATTAATTTAAGAGACCAATTTCCATGTACTAATATTACTGAGTTCGCTGCGCCCGTCAGATCTCCACTACCTCTATGTGACCTACTCCCGTTATTGATACGTAAAAAAACCAAAGCGAGATCGCCATCGTTCATAGAATATCGTAAATACGTCATAAATGAATAGATCCCGTCTGTCGGACAAACATACTCACCTGTAGTTCCATCATAAACGTTATCGTCATCTTCAAGAATTCTATCCCAAACAAGATCAGTGCTAGTATTATCAGGAATAGATTGATTAGCATTAAAGGTAACATCGATGTATTTAGATGAATGACCTAATCCGTTTGACTCCCCCCAACCTTGAAGATACTCAAAAAGAAGAGATAACTTCTTCATAGATGTTGTGCTTTTAGGTAGAAATGGGAATGTAAGCTTGCTCACCTATCCCCTCCTATTTTCTTGAAATGCGTTTCAAGACCTAATAACGTAAATACATCTGTAGTGGAATTATCAGTAATCCTAAAAGAAACACTTCGGTTGTCTCCAGAACTGCCTTCAAAAAATACCTTCTTATAAAGCACGTCTTGGTTAGCGTTACCTGTTAAGGTGACTGTATTTGAATCTGAAAAAGCTGATTCATAATCAAAGTCCCAAGCAACTACAGCATCACCACTAGCTTCTACCTCGAACAAGGTATAGAAGTGATCGTAGATCTTTTCTTTAATAGGTCCACCGTCTTGAGATTGTTCCTGATAAAAATACTTAGTTTGAAAGGATGCATCTATCGCACACGTTCCATCACTAGCGTCTGAAGTTAACAAGGTATCACTAGTATCTCGTTCATATCTAAATACACCTTGTGCACCTGTCCCAATATGCATTCTAGAAGTATTCTCATCTTCTTCAGACCAATTTAAAGCTGTAACACTAGAAGTTCCACAACCTGATTCCTCTTCAAAGGTATAGCTACTCCATGCACCATTATCTAAATGGAATATCGCTAAGGTGTCATTTCCCCAAGTGGTATCTGCTGGAAGCATAAACCATATTTGTCTATGCTTTGGATAATACTCTGCAAATGCTTTTAATTCAGTCGTATCTAAATCTGTAAATAAGGATTCTCTAATAGGAGCAGATATTTCTACAAACTGTTCCTCCTGATTAAAAGCATAGACACCATACTTATCTATGAAATAAACAATGCCATCAACTTCTACTAAAGATCTATTAGATGTAGTGCCTCTATTAGTGCTTATAAGAGATACAACATGGTTGTTAGGATTATCACCTCTTACTTCCCACACACTTCCAGACTTAAAAACAAATATGGAATTAGCTGAAGCAAATAAACCTGTAATAGCTTGTCCATCATCTTTGTTAATATCTAAGAAATCTACCTGTCTCCAAGATTCTGGTTCAGCTCCTGATCCACTGATTTCTGAAAAGTATAGCCTGGAAGGTTGATCCTCATCTCCAGCACCCCATATCCTATTTTTAAATACTTCAAGATATTTAACTGCTGGGGGTACTCCATTATCATTTAAGCTGTCTCCTAGTATAGGAGCGAAGTCACCTAAAGAAGTGTCTGCTGTGTTATCGGTATAAGTTGTGTCAACATTAGGGATTTGTGCTACATAGAAGTAATTAGATCCACCTGCTTTAGTTCTATAAATATTTTTATATCTAACAGGACCATAGGTGCCATCACATTCAGCCATTGAAGTTAAATCTATTTTATCTGAAGCTGCAGTTACTGTAGCACTAGCTGCACTACAATTACCTTCAGATCCATCCCAATGAACACATGAAAATCTATATTTATAATCTCCAGTTAATACTCCCGCTGCACCTGTAGCTCCACTTAAAGTATCTGTTACTGCTGGCACACCCATCTTATGGAATTCTGGTAGGAAAGTGAGGGCATCAAAATAATGAGTGCCTAGCGAATCTGTGGCATTTGTTCTTTGAACATAGATATTAATTTCGGTTATATCATTTTCATCTGTAGAACCAGATGTTGCTGTTGTTGTATCTAAATCAATTCTATAATATCCAGTTTCTCCACTATGAGTAATGCTATGTTGTCTGTAATCAGCCCCTACTCCAGCCGTTGAAAATCTTACTAGAATAGGACTAATAGAATCATTGGTTCCAGGAAACTCTATATAAATTAAACCATCTTTATGTCCCTCTAAATCTAATGAATCTATACCAGTATTTTGCATCCCAACGGTAGTAGTAGTTGTAGCAGTAACATCAAATCCTACGATATTAGTTCCTTCAACTCGTTTTCCAGGTTGAGCGGAAGTAGAACCGCAATCGGTTAAACAAGACCAATCACCAACAGTATCAAAACTTTCAATTAAATTATCTGATGCTTTTGCATTAAACTTTACATTTTCAACTGGTTTTACGTATCCAGGAGTTAAGTCTGGGTTAGGGATACCTCCTGTCTGAGCTGTCGCACAATAAAGCACGCCAGCCATTTGTACACAATCAAAATAATTTGTTTCTACTCCTGATGGAAAAGAAAATGTTCCCTTAGGAAATCTTGAAAGATCATGATCAACGCTTACATTCGTAGCTGTTTTATATAAAGCAACTGTAGCGTTTGCGGTTGCTACTAAACCATCAGAAGCGTCATTTCTAAAATGAACTTCCCAATAAGGCGTAGCCATGACTGCCTTACCTAAAACTGTATAATCCGCTAATCCAAAAATGTTATCGTTCTCAGAAGAAGTAGAGTAAGTAGCAACAATGTCAAATCCTGGACGCTTAACGACGCGTTTGCTATCGTAATAAACATTTTTTGCCTCCAATGCCTCTTCAGGCATAAGCAAAATCTTATTAGTCGTATTATTCAATCCCTTATCGAGGCCATAGTGTCTTTCATATTCACTGAATATAATTCGGTAAATAGAAATGACTAAAATTGTAAGAATAAATATTTTTAATGCTTTCATTTAATACTCGTCAAATTGGTAGGGTAAGTGAACAAATGAGTTACGTGTTCCGAAGTTGTCTGGAGCTATTCTCAACAGATCATCTAGATCTGAGTTAAGAGTTGATCTTAAAGATCTTATTTGTGTGTCGTATTCTGCTTTCAACAAAGCAGCTAGTTCTATATGGTTTCTATCTGTAAGTGTTATTAAATATTTTGCGTATGTAGCTATGGCGTAATCAGCTGAATCCTCTTGTCCCATTAAAGCAAAGCGTTCTGCTATATGAGTAGTTACTCCAGCTTCTGTTGTACCAACATAATCTTTTTCTAGTTCCATACTTGTTGTGTTAGTAAATGTTTTAATTTTATACCAATATCCATTGCCATCTTTTATATACCTTCCAACCATGGCAGCCGTAAAAGTTGTCCCACTGCCAGCAATAGTCGCATCACCGTTGGTAAAAGTTATGGTACCTGTTTCATAATCATCATTCGCAAAATCTCTCATAAGCATTCTATACGTGAGGTACATCGTAATAGCTGCATCAGGAACTGGATACAAACCTATCTGGTTAAACCCAGCATCTGATAATCCTAATCGAGTTACGTAATATGTAGGCGTCCCGCTAGCCCCATTATTTGAGGGGTCTGGAACCTTTTCATAAAATAAAGCTGAGTCAATCGGTTGAAGTTTTGTTGGGGTTGTGTACTGTCTAAGAGATAGGATGTGACCTAAATCTTCTACAGGTTCATAAAGGAACTGCGAACTAACTGTTGAAAATGTCGTGGACTTCATACCAAGCATTCTAATGTCGCTTAACACTCTATCTTTCGCTTGGTTTATAGCTCTAAAAAGTCTGTTATTTACAGATGTCGCTAAACTCGTAAGAGTTGTTACTCCTAGTAAAGCTCCAACTTCTAAACGCATTTCACTCGATGTCAAACTTTCACCTCTAATTTCTTATTGATTTCTTCTAACATTCTATTAACGCGATGATGAATCGTGTGATTCTCTAATACGTATCGCATTCCTTCTCTTGCTATCTTTTCTCTTTCTTCATCATGCTCTATATAATACTTCGCCTTCTCAACAGCCTCATCCATGTCCTTGTAGGTAACAAGATGTTTGCCATCTTCGAATACAGCATGAAGTTCTGGGATGTCATTGGTTAGTAAAAAAGATCCTGTTGCTAAGGCTTCAAAGCAACGCATATTGAGATCATCTTTAATGGAGATATTAAATACTATTTTAGATTCACAATACTTTCTTGCAGCTTCTTCAAATAGTCTTTGTCCGTAAAAGAAGTTTGGAAATTCTTTAAACATGGTATCCAAAGCATCTATCCTGTTGCCGGAGTTAATATGACCTACAAAACAAATGTCAGTTTTCTTTCCAGGTATTTCGTAATTAGGATAGGCTTGTGGACAGACCGCGTGAGGAAGCCACAAGGCATGTTCAATTCCAGCTTTCTTAGCATCTTCTACTGCACTCTGTTGAGCGAAGAAAACAATATCAAATTCTTTAGCCTTTTCTAGTCTCCAACCACCATCTAGGTGGGTGTCACTCATCCAACATAGATTTGGTTTAGGAGTCTTGAAAGGAACGTAAGGTAGCATTCCATATAGGGCATCTTCACCCCAATCAACATAAAGATGAAAATCATAATTACCAAATACATGCACATCTCCATCTGGAATAAAATGGTCTATTTCTAATTCGTTATCCTTCTGTCTGTTTTTTAAATCATTCCACACATATAATGGATTTCCATCATTGCGTCCTAATCGATTTTCATAGTATATCGCTAGTCTATGCATAGATTTCAGCCCCTTTTTTAACCTTTTCAGCTACCGTTACAAAACTCACAAAATTCTCTACATCAACATTTGCAACAACATGGAAACCGAACATCTCTAATAATGAAGGTAAGCTTGATTTAGTAAAGGCATGAACGGGTTCTGGATTCATTGGAATGGTATCGCCTATCGTTTGATCTGGAACGGCAATGATAAGCCGTCCATCAGGTTTTAATACTCTTCGCCACTCTTTAATGGTCTTCGATAGATCCACACAATGTTCTAATAAATGTCTAGCTATAATCGTATCTACACTATCTGTTTCAAACGGTAACTCTTCTTCTGCATTTGCTTCAATGTCAGCAACACTTAATTCATTGCTAAGGGTTGAAATTGCATCTCCTTTTTTAATCCTATCTACACCTATAGAGTTTTCAATTGTTTTTCTGAAGCCACAACCCAGTTCAACAACTTGTTCGCCTGTGATATAGCTTCTAACAAGATCCCCTTCCATATCCCCTTCTTTCATTTCGTGAATACCCTCTATTGGCTGCCTTTGACACTCGAGGAATAATTTAAAACCATGCTTTTGAATTAAAGCTTTATTGGTTCTATCAATCATATCAATCGAGTTCCAGCCCATAGGTTGATCTGGTAGACCATGAACTTTAGTTCCTGTCACAAAACCATGATGATAGATCATCACGCTTGGTTGAATTAAAAGCTTATAACCAGCTTTTAAGAATCTCATTGATAAATCGAAGTCATCCCCCCCAGGAAGCGTGTCATCGATTCCACCAACCTCTTCTAAAGCACTTCTTCTTACCGCTACGCAAAATCCAATTAAATAACTTGTAGTTACAATGTCTTTAGGTGTATTAGGGTGAAATATGTTTTGTAATCCTGATACGCAATTTGAAGTAGGTCCAACCGCTGCTACTTTCTTATCGTGAAATGGAAACAATAGGTTAATTAGCCAGTGACTTGATGTCTGAGGAACAAAGGTATCATCATTCATAAACACAATAAATTCGCTATCCGTGTGTTTAAGACCTTCTTTTAAACCACCTTCCCATCCAAGGTTTTTCTCTGTATTAACAATCTTAAGTAATTTATCTTTAGGTAATATAGTTTCTAATGGAGCTTTGCCGTTATTAACAACAACTATATCTGCAATACCTTGGTTGTGTTTTAGAATAGACTCTACGCAATTCTTCAGGTAATCAATTGAATCATATGTTGGAATTATCACTGTTGCTATCATGACACCTCTGTCGTTTTGTATTTGATGTATTCACCGTTGTGTCTCTCTACTTGTAGGTTGCTTTCTTTCCAATAAGCATGAGCTGAATCTTCAGTCACTTTAATTGGATTTCCTAGATGACCTAACTTTGTAGATGTATCAACATAAACTTTAAAACCATACTTCTTAGCGTTGTAACAAAAGAGAATGTCTTCACCTGTTTGTGATGATAGAGCAAAATAAGGTGGTTTCATTTTTCTAAACACATCCATTTTAATAAGAGCTGTACCGAAACCAAATGCATCACATTCAACCAACTTATCTTTTGGATAATTCATGATGTAATGGTTGATAAAGTAATCTTTCTTATCAATAGGATCCCAGCCATCTATACAAGAATAGATAACGGGTTTGAAGGGTGGATTCCTTGTGAATGCTAGTCCACCAACGATATCAACATCGTGTCTGTATAATCTTTCAAAAATATCGTTATCTGCGATCATATCGTCATCAATCATCCACAGATAATCCATTCCAGCCTCTAGAGAATTCTTAACAGCTTCTTCTCTAGCCATAGGGGTAAAAGTTCTTCCTATTACAAAGAAATAGAAATCAAATTCAACAGGTTCGTTCTTACTTCTTTCGGCCAATCTTCCTAAATGCAAAAAGTTTAAGAGTCTGTTTTCATAGGATTCTACTTGTGTATATCCGTTATTCGGAATTGCAATAGCAACTTTTACTACCTTATGATTCTCAGCCATATAGAAATTCTCTCCCAATATTTAATTACTACAGGTTGTGCAACATAGTGACCAGCGTGTTTCTTTAAACACGATTGATCATCGGTCACTAAAGCATAATCTGTACGACAACGGGACACCTCCAGAGGTTTTCCAAAAGGTCGTTTTACAAAACATGTAGGTGTCCACATTGAGCGTTTCCTTAAATTAAAGGCCTCTTACAAATCCCTTAATCCAGACTTGTGCTGAAACGGCAGCGGGTGTTTCTGCTGCTTTGACGTATCTGTAGAGTAGGGTTGAAAGAGCTTGGTTGGTAAGTGAACTGAAAAATGTTCCAGCTACTGCACCAGGTTTGAGGGTATCACCACGAGTAATCGTGATAGAAGTCCCTACGTGTGAAACTAGAACTGACGCGGCATAACCCCAAGCAGTTACTTGTCCGTAACCGTTGATCGCTATGTCTTGCTTTGCAACACCACCAAAACCACTGATTGTAGCAGCCGTTGAATTAACTGCGCTAACTCCATCAATAGAAGCACCGGCTTGTACTAAACAAACACCAGCACCTGTGGTAATTGATCCACCACCATCTACGTTTTTAACAACTAAACGAATGGTTTCTGCATCGGTTCTGTTAATGCGTTGCGTATTCAATTATTCTTTTCTCCTTTCACCAGAAGCTTCAAGGTTTCCCGAGCTTCATAATGAGTTATTTTCCTAACAGTTTCCAAGTACCAGAATAGCCTTCTGTATTGTCAACTGTTATTGTGATAGTTCCGCTAGAGATTGTAACCTTTGGATTAGGTGTAGCTACACCACCAACCTCAAACTTTATGTCATGGTCCATGATGTAATTCAAGCCATGCGTTGAAGCATCTAATGTGCCTGAAGTATCACCATCTGCGGTCGTAAAAGTTCCGAACGCTAACCAATGACTACCTCTTGGAACCTTTTCAGTGACTGTAAACGAAAAAGCCATTCAGTACTCCTTATGCAGTAATTCCGCTTAACACACAGTGTGTTCGACGAGAGTCAACAACTAAGTTACCGTAGACTAAAATCTGGGCAACTTTTGCGTCTTGATTCTCAGGACGGACAAATGGTGTAGTAACGAAATCCTTACCTTTACCCATCTCGAAAAAGAGATGGTTACTATTTAACAAATACATTGTTCCACTCGGACACGCGCGATCAAATAAAACAGGTGTTGCTTTGAACGCTAAATGCGGGAATGAAAGTTTACCAGTACCATCAGGACCAGTTACGGTGAGGTATCGTTCGTTGGATGCCATCGTTTTTTCGTAGTATCCAAAAACGGCTTCAGTCGTAAAGATCACATCTGGACGGGAAGAACCGTAGAGAGCGGAATTATAACCAGCTCTCATCTTGTCCACACCGTTAGATGCAAATGATCCTACGGATTGCTGCTTCTGATTCTGCCAATAAGTATTAGTAGAAGAATTAATATTTCCTACTGTTCCTGTACCAGCATCATTAACAAGATTTTGTAATCCTTCGATCTTGTTACCGCTTTGCGAAGCAAATGCGTCAGTGTTTAATACGTCCCGTAAGGACATTTCTGCGTTTTTAATCTTCCCTTCGAGAAGATTAATTATTTCCCACTCCGAAGAGTTTTGAAATTCTTCGAGTCCATTAATTGCGATACTTACTGAGTATTGACGAATGTTATATTCTGCACTCGTAAACTCATCCTGGGGTGTCGTGTCCAAAAGTGAATACGATGCGTATTCACCAGCGGTCGTGTTCTTAGCTTCGATAATCGGTTTAACGATTGTACGACCACCACCAAGGGTTTTGACGTTACCCTTCTTTGACAACCAATTGAACAATGGCAACGGATTGAAGACGTTATCTTCTAGATTCGATGCATGGTTCTGTAAAGTTGTCGAAATAAGGGAGTCGAAGTTTGAATTACCTGCCATTTACTACTTCCTCCTCAATCAATACCAAGCTGCTTTTTAGCTTTATGAAATGACTCTGCAACCGTTCTAGGACGGTCATCAGGAGTCACCGTTGAAGTCATTCCAGGAGATACGGTCGATGCGTTTTTCTTTGCATCTATCGATTGCTGATTCTGTTGTTGGACTTGTTGTCCGCTAACGAGATCATCAAACTTAACCTGTCGATACAACTCTTCAAGAGTCATATTAACGCCTGGATTTGCAGATTGGTAATCGATCATTTTTTGTCTGTAATTAGTTATATCTGTATATTTCCCACCGAGGTGTTGAAATTCCAGATCTACTGATTGATCTTTGAACTTACTAATGAGAGGATCGTGGTTGATTTGCTTATTTACCTCTTGAGCAACGTACTGAGATAGTTCCGCTCTCGTCTGAGGTATATCATCATCATAGCCAATTTCCGTTTCACTAGCAGGAGGGTTTTGAGTTTGAGTGTTGCCCCCGTAGGTTTGCTGAGCCCAGTCAACAAATTTTGAATCATTCTTCAAATACTTAAGAGTATCCGAATCTTTTCTCAAGGCAACTAGCTCTTGGTCACGCTGATTAAATTTCTGGCGTAACTCTTCGTAACTTTGTTTTAACGTCTCTGGGTCGGAAGATACTTCAGGGGCAGCCTCCACGGCTTGTCCTGAACTTTCGACTTGTCCACCTTCTGTGGGCGAAGGGGCCTGGGCTTGTCCTTCTGGTTGTGGGGTCTGGGTAACTTCGTCGGGCATATAAATCCTTTCTTGCGGTTAGCTAACCGGCCTCTTCGAGGCCATGTTGTTTCATTAATTTCTTTTTAGCTTCTCGAGAACTAACGTAGACTTTTCCTGGATTAGGGGTCAAATTCTCGGACCAAAAAGCTTTAAAACCAAAGTCTGGAGGTTGGGTAGGACTTGAATAGTCCAATTCCATCTCAGACTTGCATTCATCACAAATAACTTCACTTGTGTCTGAAATCTTTCTAAATAGTTCGACCTTGATTTTGCAATTAGGACATTTGTAATCGTAGTTAGGCATTGTTTCCTGATTGAACACCAAATGCATCAGTAGCAGGATCTGGTGTTGGTAATCCTCCTGGAGTAGGTGAAATATTTGGATTTACAGTTGCTTGCGGAGAACCTGGTGAAGGTTGACTACCTCCTACGGGTGATCCACCACTCTGAATATCTACACCAGCTTGCGCTAGCATAGCTTCATGTTCAGCTAAATGCTGCAAGAATAACTGACTTGCAGTCCCCGTCGGATCAATCTCATCTAATTCTCCCCCTTTTAAAGCGTCTAAGAACTGCATATGCCCTTTCATATGCACCAAATGATTTTCATCTGGAGTCGCTTGAACAGGTCTTCCTAACGCCATCAACTGATTTTCTTTTGACGCATGACTAGCTGCTTCAGCTTCATTCTGTTCTATATTCACCCAATCATCAGGATTCTTAATCCACTTCTGGGTCTTCATAAACTCCGATAATATTCCTGGTATGTTTAAATGCTGAGCAAACAAAGGACTAGATAAGATCTGAATAGCAGTAATAGCTTTCTGTTCTCTTATCTCTTCAGTTAAAGGTAAGGTTGAACCTGCTTCTATCTTGACATCATACTCACCCTTAATCTCATCCTCCTCGTCAGTAGGCTCCCACTTCGTATTATTATCACCCGTAATAGCAATAATCTGATCTGGAGTATAAAGCTGATTAACTAACTGATTTACTTTTCTAAAGATGTCTTTAATGAAATCAACAACAATGTCAGCCTTCTCATCAATTCTTAATTTCTTATTGGCTTCAACAATGCTTGATTCAGTAGCCGTAGTTGCTCCACGTGATAAAGCTCCGAACTGCTGTTCGTCAAATCCAGAGATAACACGCATATCTTGCTTAATATCTTCCTGGTAAAAACGATTATCAGACGGCATAGGCGCATCTGATATTGCAGATACAGCCGTACCCGCATTATCTGGAAACTTTAAAATTACACCGTCTTCTCCCCTTGCAAGTTTAGATAGCTCTTCTGGATTTACTAAACCATCGTTAACGGCATACTTCCTTCCAAATCTCCTTACATGCTCCATCTGTTTCGTTCGGTAACGATTCAACTCTAAAGTTTGAGCTTCAATGTACTTCACATCAGGAACTGGATAATACTCATCAGGAACTTCATTGAACTTCATATCCACTACAGGAAAGCCATCCATCATAAACGGCCAAGGTCTACTCTGTAGCTCTATACCTGCATCAGTAATAAGAATAACCTCTTGATTTCTCTTATCCCAAATTTCATAAACCAAAACAAAGTCCTCTTGACTTTCTTGCTGTTTACTAGGCTTATCAAGGGTGAAGAAATCAGAAACATTAATCTTTGAACCTTTTACTTGACTCACATTCTTATAAGAAGAATTGTTTTTTACATCGTCTACTGGAAAGAGATACTTAATCGCTATCCAAGGCATACGATCCATATCATCATAACCAATAGGAACTACTACTTGCTTTGGACTTAAACGATAAATATGGACCGAATCTCTCTTGATCTTTTCATTGTAATCAACAATGCCATCTAGTTTACTTGCTTCAAGTTCTACATCGAAGGTGTAGCCCACCTTCATGTAGCCAATAGAAAGAAAGGTATCTAAAATACACTTTTTTACTTCTTTCTTTACTCGCAACTCTTTAATGAGATAGTTGTCAACCGACTCTAATATTGGAGAGCGGTCTTCAGGTGTTAACCCAAACGGACTGCCGGTTTGTGCAATGCCGGTTGCTTGTTCTAAAATACCATCTATATTTTCATTACCACTTTTTTGCTGTGCATTTAACTTGGTTGGTATACCAGATCTCTGTTTTCTAGTGTTAACTGCAATACCAGGATCTTTAAAATAAAGCTGTGGAATGGAAGCTCGAATTAATGCATACGGATAGTTTACGGTAATACGGTCATCATTAGATCTAAATCCATGGAATTCATTCTTGTAATACTTCTTATATCTCTTCCACTTCTTTTCCTCTTGTTCAAGAACTCTTTCAGATTCCTTAATATCCTTTAGCCACTTCTTACTTTGTTTCTTAGCCTTCGGGTTTATGTCCGGATTATTGTCCTCACTAGAAGGAATGTTTACGTTAAAATCATCTTTAGGCGACATGTCTTATTGTGGGTACCTCCTGTATGTCATTACTTTCTCCATCAACATCTTCGTTTCCAATTCTGCCCTCCATCTCTTGCGCATTTTCTAAAAGCCTTTCCCAATACGCAAGCGTGCCTGGCTGCGATGCCTTACGCTGGGATTGGTAAGGGGGGAAACCAATACGCAAGACATCGGCCAGTGCGTCTAGGATGTCGTCGTGACGAGACTTGGGATAACGTCTCATCTCTTCGAGCAGTTCGCTTTTGTTTCTACAATCTTCAACGACGTAAAGTTCACCAAATTCAACTTTAGGTTGAAGAGCGCAGATCCTTTGGAACTTACTTTCTCTCGTATCCCTTTTAAGTAATTTGACGGGTATGTTTAGGTTTCTCTGCTTACAGACACTACGGAAGAAATAAACGACCGCTTTCTGAAACTGGACATCTTCAAATGAAATATGAAACGGCTTATAACGTAGGTAGGTTGAAATCATTTTATCGATCAACTCGTCTGGTTTGACATGCATTCTCTCAATGTCTAGGATGTAAATGTTCCAATCTTTGTCTACGCCTGCTGTTAATATCACTGAATAATCTGCGGTTGCTTTTTCTGATATAGCGGGGTCAATGGTTGTNAATATGTTTAGTGTTTCAGGTAAATCTTGTTTCTTAACCTGTTTTACTTTTTCTATTTTAAATATGGCCGTGGCTGGATCGACAGGATCATTCATGAACTGACAGGAAAAAACATAGTCGTTAGATTCTTTACGCTTCTTCTCGATCTCTTCTAAAGGAAACGATTCCGGCCACAAGGGAACGATTTTCTTTTCGTCTAAAAATACAGCTTTGATTTCTGTTTTGTAAACGTCTTGCATGTTTTCTAAGATGTAGCCGTACATATCCCCAAAGTTATAACGCGTCCCAATCACAATCTCTTCAGCTCCTGGGTCCATCAACGAATAACTCAAACGATTATGATGGAGAAGCTTCTCGCACAACTCTTTGGTCGAGGAATTCTGTTCGGTAACGCAATCGTCCTTTATCATCACAGTCCAATGCTTACCTGTTAGGTTGGTTTCCATAGAAGCTGCACTTACTGAGTGTTCTTTGGTGATTTCTGTCTTGAGGGGTATATCAAAGTGATCCTGTGTTCCAAAGTCTCCTCCAAGTGAAGGACATAACTCTGGAAAAATACTTCTAAAGCGTTCATTTTGTAAAAAATGACCTTTGATAGCCGATAACATGTCACGAGCAACAGTGGTAGTAGCACTTAATATTAATATCCTTGCTTCTGGATTGTTTATAAGAAGCCAAATAACGTATGCGGTATTGCAAATGGTCGTCTTACAGTGAAAGCGTGGCCATAAAATTAACTTACGATTGTTCTTTTGGTTTTGTATGAACTCACAAAGGGGTCTGTGAGTCTTCTCAGATAGGAATTTAAAACCTAATATGGTTCTGGCTAGATAAAAAAGATCCTTCTTAGCTCTCTCNTTGGCTACATGAAAACCAATCTGTAAAGCTAACTCAGGATCTTTATCNGCTAACACAGCAATCTTAGGCTCGATGTCTTCCCAATTCTTAAGGGCTATCAAGTCTAAGATAATATTATTTTTTTCTTGGGGATTTTTTTGTGACTTCATTTACCATACATTTGACACACATTTCTATACCGTCGTAGATGACAATACGACCTTGTTTAGAGCATTTTGGACATCTGTTTTCTATAGACATGTGTAAGTCAGGTTGGTTAAAGAAAATCTTCCAGACTGGCTAATAACCTGAACAGTATTTATTATATCATACTTTACTGGTATGCTAAAATGTATCTATGATGGATGACTTCTCTACTATTAATTCCGATGATGCAATTACAGAAGATGAAATAGGATTTATGTTTAATGTTTGGAAGGCATACGCAAAGACTAAAGGTTATTACCAACCCTTCGTTGTCGTATGGGTAGTAGACGGTGATCCAGATCTAACAGTAACCATTCCCATTTACAACCACAATTAATTTCGGAGATTCCCCTAATGATTAACTGTCCCTATTGCGCGAAAAGTGTGTCCCCTGAACCTTTACACGGTCACTACCGATGTCCTGAATGCTTATGCACTATTGATGCTTGCTGCAATGGGGAAATGTGTGAGGTTTAGTCGGGGCCATCTAGTTTTATTCTAAGATCTTTCTTTTCTTTTACAAGCTGCTTTACTCTCTCTACTAACTGAGACTCTGTACAACGCATTAAGGTTTTTACATCGTTTACTAAATCTCTGTTAACTTTGTACTGATTATACAGTTTTTTAAGTTCTTCTACGTCTCGCATTTATCCTTTTCTAAAAGCTCTGGGTGTTCGTATATAAGTTCCAAGTCTCTATCCCAACTATTAGCTATCTGCTCTCTATCTCTATAGACTTCAAAGCCTCTATCAGAGAAGCCAATAAAATCAAAGTCTAACCTCTCCTTCTCTTTGTTATCCCAAACTCTGAATTTTGGTTCTCTCATTGGTTAGTCCTTTAAATGATTATCCTTTGTTTCTTCATACTGCTTCATCCAATAATCTATTTCCTCTTGAGTCATCCATCTCTTTATACCGATAATTGGGTTTTCCTCATCCATCACTCATCCCCCTCAATCAGCTTCATGATCTGTTCTGGGGTTTCTTTGACGAAGATTTCTCTATCGGGAGTGTAGATCACACTACAATCTTCATCGCTTCTAAAAATGCCTGAGATTAAAGCCTCTCTAACAAAAACATCTGAATCTCCTAATGACCAAGTCAACTTAATAAACTTACTCATCTCACATACCCCCTTACACTGACCTCTGTTTTTAATTATCTTCGCTCCTAGACCCCCTAGAGGCTCTCAGAACGCAAATCTATACTATATCAGTATGGTAATAATGTCTAGTAAAAATTTGAAGCGCGTATAAAAGTATCACTAATGCTTTATATATATAGGGATCCTTGGGGGTAGGCACCCCCTCCCCCCTACCTCTTAGGGCTCACATCTACACGCTTACAAAGTCAACAGCAACATACATGAACGTCGCATAATGTGTACTCTGTCAAGTTATCTCGAATACATAAGGCCTTCAGCTCGTAGAGCTTACAACTTCAATTGAGACTGAGGGGGTGTTATGAGGGTGATAGCCTGTCTCAACTAGACATTAAGTCCTTGAGTGCTTGAAGCACATCATCTTTGCTATAAGTGATTGAGTGATTGACGTTTACGTTCTTTAAATCACCTGATATCTGGGCTGCCAGCTTGACATATGGAGATTTTACGCTTGGATCTACTGTTTCATCCTCAATCACGTCAACAATTGTGCCTCTAGCTATGTCTGCCAGGAAATTTTTCTCTCCATTGGCATAGTATAACTGGATAGCTCTCTGTAGCTTTGCACTCTTTAGATCCCTATAGATTTGACTACGAGATGCCGGTGCTTGACTTAAGCCTGCTGCCTTAGACACCTCACTTAATGTCTTATGTTCTGGGTTCCCTACTTCTTTGACTATCTTTCTTTGTTGAAGTGTTAAACCCTTCATTGCTTTAGTCTTGCGATTCAACTCATTCAACCGTTTGTTCTTCTCTGCTTTTGTCTCTGGTTTCTTTGCCATCTTTTAATTATAGCATTTAATAGTCATGTCTTGACATGATACCAACCTTTTGATAGTTTGTAGTTATGCAAAAGATAATTAAAGACACACATTCATTACGCTGGCAAAACGAAACATTAGAAATGTTGCCAAAGATTAAAAAGACATGTAGCAGTCTAGATATTAATTTCAACAGCATGATTAATAATGCAGTGCGTCAATGGTATGAGGAAAATAAACATAAAGTAAAATAAATATTTTTTTTATTTGACATGTCTTGACATGACATGATATTCTTTAAAACATAATCGAATAGCAACAAAGAAACACATATATTTTTTAACCAACAAACGTCATGACATGACGAAAGGACGGTGGAAGATGAAGACGAAAGCAATTGAGTTGTTAAAAGAA